ACAATTGGAAGTTTGACGCTCTGTGGATGAGAGTAAGGTTCGGGGTCGACTGGAAAGCCGACTTCGACACGATGCTGGCTCACTACATTCTGGACGAGAACGATAATCACGGCCTGAAGTACCTCGCTCAGAAGTTCCTGGGTGCACCGGACTGGGATGTTGCGGGAGACGTGAAGACTTCGTGGTCTATGAAGAACGCGAAGTATGCGGCCCACGACGTCTACTACACCCGCAAGCTTCGGTACTACTTCGCCAAGCAGCTCAAGTGTGACAGCGAGGTCAAGAAGGTCTTCGATGAAATCCTGATGCCATGCGTCCACCTCTTCACAGAGGCCGAGTTCGATGGCGTCTACGTCGATCAGGCCAAGTTCGGAGAAGCTGAGGCCTACCTCCGCGAGGAAGTCGCTAAGGCAACGGCAGAGCTCGACAAATGGGCGCACCCCGAGTGGGCTGAGGTTGATAAGGCTACCGGCAAGCCGACGATCAACTGGGGATCACCGAAGCAACTTGCCCGACTGCTCTTTGAGGACCTCGAGATTGAGGTTGTCGAGAGGACCAAGACCGGTGCGCCGTCCTGCAGCGAGTCTGTTCTGCTTCGCATCGATCACGAGATGGTGGGAGCGTTACTCAAGTGGCGCGCTGCCCAGAAGCAGTTGTCCTCATTCATCGAAGGATGGAAGCCCTACATCGACCTGAAGGGTTATCTGCACCCGAGCTTCAAGCTCCACGGGACAGTGACCGGGAGACTTTCCTGTGAGCACCCGAACCTTCAACAGGTCCCGCGTGACAAGCGCATCCGGTCGCTGATCACGGCGCCCGAGGGCTGGGAGCTGATCGAGGCCGATCTTTCTCAGATCGAGTTGCGTATCGCCGCAGAGCTCGCTGACGAGACGGCGATGCTCGAGGCGTTCCGCTCAGGGGTTGACGTTCACTGGCTCACTGCTATCAGGGAGATTGAGCGCGGTGCGGGTTATAAGGACGAGGTGATCGATACCGCCTACCGCTACGACCAGAAGAAGCGGAACTACTCGGACGCCATCGAGCTGTTGCTGAAGATCGGGCCTGACATCGCCGCGGAGCTGAACGAGTTCTGGAAGGAGACGCGGAAGAAGGCCAAGGCTATCAACTTCGGCTATCTTTTTGGCATGTGGTGGAAGAAGTTCAAGATATATGCCCGCGACAACTACGGTGTCCATATTACGGACGAACAGGCCCAGGAGTCTCGGAAGGCCTTCTTCGCCCTATACGGTAAACTGCCCAAGTGGCACGACCGCCAGCGCCGGTTCGCTCGGATGAACGGCTATGTCCGGTCACTGTCGGGGCGGAAACGTCGACTGCCAGAGGCGATGAACGGTAGAGATACCCCCGACCGTCGTGAAGCCGAGCGGCAAGCGATCAACAGCCCTGTGCAGTCCTTCGCCAATGAGCTGAACCTGATGTCTGCGATCCAGCTCCGGAGGGAGTACCCCCGCGCACAGGTTAGGCTTGCAGGCACCGTTCACGACGCCTGCCTAGTTTATGCACGAAAAGCGAAGGTCTCTGAGGTCTACACACGCATTTTGCAGATCATGAGCAGTCCTGCGCTGTTGACTGAGTTCGAGATCGACCTTAAAGTGCCTATCGAGGCTGAAGCCAAAATTGGCCCATGGGGGGCAGGCGTCAATCTCGAGAAATGGCTGAAAGCACAAAAGGAAGCGGCGTGACTGCATCACACAAACGCCTGGACGGGGTGGGTGTTACCGAGGTCCCGCTTCAGGGAGGCGTCCGCACTCACACTCTGATCGGTCCGGGGCACAACCACAGCCGGGTCCTTGAGCGGGATGGCAAGATCAACGTCTCCCAGTCCAAGGTCAAGACGTGGCGTCAGTGCAAGCGGCAATACCACTACAAGTTCGTGGAGCTGCTCCGCAAGAAGAAGATCAAGCGGCCCTTCACGTTCGGACGCATCGTCCACGAGATGATCGAAGCCCACGCTGAGGGCGATGATCCCTTCGCTGTCATCGACAACCTCGAGCTTGAGAAGGGTGCCTACTTCCGCCGCGAGGTGGAGATGTATGGCAACATCCTTGAAGACATCCGTATGATCATGACGGAGTACTTCGACTACTGGGGCGACTCTCTTGTCTACATCCGCAAGAACAAGAGGTCGTCCGAGCACGAGTTCCGTATCGAGCTGATCAGCGGCTTGTGGTTCACCGGCCGCATCGATGCTGTCGGCAAGGCCAAGAGGATGCGCTGGGTGGTCGAGCACAAGACCTTCAGCCGGATGCCGAGCGATGACGAGCGGTGGCGCAGCGTCCAAGCCTCTGTGTACTTCCGCGCGCTGCAGATCATGGGATGGCCTGAACCCGATGGTGTTCTGTGGGATTACGTCAGCTCGAAGCCCCCGGCGATCCCGGAGTTGCTTCAGTCCGGAAAGATGTCGGTCAAGAAGACCGTCACGCTCCCAGGGGTCGTGCGGAACTTCATCGCCGAGAACAAGCTCGACCCCAAGGACTACAGCGAGTTCTTGAAGACCGTCGAGGCCCGCCGCAGTGATTACTTCATCCGCTGGTTCAACCCGGTGAAGAGACACGTGGTCCAGTCTGTGTGGGATGACTTCCTAGAGACTGCCATCGAGATCGCCGAGCAGCACGGGACGAAGAAGGCTCGCAACATCGGTCGCCACTGCGGCTGGTGTGATTATGAGAACCCATGTCGCGCTGAGATGCAGGGGTCGGATGTCGACTTCATCCTCTCTCGCGAGTACGTCAGGGAAGATGAGGAAGATGGCCAAGACACCAGCGAAGAAGAGTAGAGACGACGACGAGCTGCCGGGAGTGAAGAAGGTGGGCGACATTCAACGCACCCGGAGCACCGTCCTCTACGGCCGGAGCGGCACCGGGAAGACGACCCTCGCAGCATCGTGGCCGAAGCCTATGCTCTACCTCGACATCAAGGACGAGGGGACGGACTCCATCGCCGACGTGGACGGGATCGATGTCAAGGAAATCCACGACAGCGAGGACCTGGACGAAGTTCTCCTGTGGCTGATCCGCAACCCGAAGAAGTACAAGACCGTGGTGCTCGACACGATGTCCCAGCTGCAGGAGATCGTGGTCGAGGAGGTCGCACAGGCAGCCAAGAAGAAACTCAAAGGAAAGCGAGCCGGTGACTTCGGTACGCTGACCAAGCAGGACTGGGGCCAAGTCTCCAGCCGCATGAAATCGTGGATCATCGACTTCAGGGACCTGCCCTTGGAGACGGTGTTCATCGCACAGGATCGGACGTTCAATTTGGGGGATGACGAGTCCGCCGATGACAACGCCGAGGTGCTGGCGCCGGAGGTGGGGCCTCGGCTCATGCCTTCCGTTGCGTCGGTGCTCAATGCCGCAGTCTCCACTATCGGCAACACCTTCATCCGCATCCGCTCGATCAAGAAAGAAGTGGACGGGAAGAAGAGGACGGTCGAGAAGAAGGAATACTGTCTGCGGCTCGGGCCTTCGCCACTGTATGTGACCAAGGTTCGCAAGCCGAAGTCAATCTCGGCTCCCGACTTCATCGTGGACCCCACGTTTGAGGACATTCAAGACGTCATCAAAGGAGAAAAGTGATGGCACGTTCGCGTAAAGGTTCGAGCAAGAAGAAGACGAATACGGTCTCCGTCAACTTCAAAGGCGTCCAGTCTCGGCAGCTTCTGCCCGAAGACGACTATCGCCTGAAGCTCGTCGAGGCCAACCAGGGAGAGTCCTCGGCCGGCAACGACCAGATTGAGTGGGTCTTCGCCGTGAACGACGGCGGCAAGTACGACGGCCAGAAGCTCTGGTTCTACACGCCGCTGACCGAGAACAGCCTGTGGAAGCTCCACGCGCTGCTGACGGCGTTCGGCGTCGAGGTGCCGGACGACGAGCTGGAGATCGACCTGGAGCAGATGGTCGAGGACGAGCTGGAGATCATGGGCGTCGTCCAGCACGAGCCCTACGACGGCACCAAGCGGTCCAAGATGATGGACTTCTATCCGGTCGCCGAGGCCGGCGACGAAGGCAAGTCGTCCAAGGATGACGACGAGGCGCCGAAGGGCAAGGGCGCCAAGGGCAAGAAGAAGTCCGAACCCGAGAAGGTCTCCAAGGAGGCTGTCGAAGCGATGGACCGCGACGAGCTCGAGGAGCTGATCTCCGAGAAGGAGCTGGACGTCGATCCGGACGACTTCAAGAAGCTGCCCAAGCTGCTCGCCGCCGTCCTCGAAGAACTCGAGGAGAAGGACCTGCTCGAAGAAGACGAGCCGGAAGAGCCCAAGGGCAAGAAGGGGTCCAAGAAGAGCAAGTCGCTGCCCAAGCTCAGCTCCGACGAGGTGATGGGCATGGACGAGGACGAGCTCGGCGAGGTCATCGAGAAGTACGAGCTCGACGTGGACCTGGACGACTTCAAGACCCTTCGCAAGAAGGCCGCGGCGGTCGTGGACGCCCTCGAAGACAAGGACATGATCGAGGACGAATAAGCCGGCGCCTGACGTCTGCTGAGGTTGAGGGGCGCCGGTTCTCCGGCGTCCCTTTTTTCTTGAGGGGATACTATGACTAACGAGACCGTCAAGACTGAAGAACTCCAACCGCCTGAGCCGATCCTGAAGTTCTTCGAGTACAAGCATCTGCCGCCTCATCTGGCGAAGGCGTCGATGCCGTTTCATGAGCTGGCGCACAGCATCGTGGACTACACGCCGCGAAACCCG